ATACGAGGTTCGTTGTCTGCCAGTTCTAGTTCCCCTATCAATACTAGGGACACCGTCAATAACCCGATGAGCAGTAGAAAGTAATTGAGCATATTCAAGAATCATTTTAACGACATGCTTGTCGTTATGTAATTCAGCACACTTCTTAGTGTCGTGGTGTAAATAAAATATATTCATGTTTCAAATTTTTCAACTGCGTTAAGAATTTCAATGTATGTAAATTTTGCGGAGTTTGAAAATATGTCAGAAGTAGATGCTTTGGTTATTGCAGATAAAACTATCTCTGAATCACAATTTTCTAATGTGGATGCTGTTATTTTATATGAAAACAAACTAAATATATTGACTGCTAAAACAGTAAGAAATATTTCCTCATCCGTATATAACGGAATTTTATAAACAACTGTTTTTTGTTTATCCGGAAATCTTAAAACTTTGGCGCTCATAAAGAGGTTCCTTCTCTTTATATATTATTTTTACGTTCTAATTCTTTCCAAGCTTCTTCTTCTTCAGGTGTCACTTCTGGGACTTTTTTTATTGTCCAAGAACCATTTCCGTTGTCAGACCAATCTAAAATATCACCGTCATTCCAACCCGCTTCTTCAAGCAATCTTTCGGGCAATGGTAATATTAAATCATCACCATCTTCAACTAACGTAACAATATAGTTATTAGATTCGTTTGCTTGAGTATTTGACATTATTTATCCATTAAGCATCTAAAAGATTTTCTTTTATTTTTTTAATTAATAGTTTTTTAATTTGAGAACTTTTAAAAAAACTATAATATTGTTCCATTTTTTTCCAAACTGGAATACCTGTAAGATGTTTAATTCTCGTATTAACATTAATGACAGGAGATATTAAAGTTTTTATTTCATCTGTAAAGTTGAATTTTTTTAATACCACTCGTTTGTCGGTTAAAAATCTAACATAATGTATTGGATCGCCACGATTTACAGATAAAAATTCATTATATCTATTTATAAAAAACGCATAATCTGTCATTCGGCAATACCGACCGATATCAATTTCGCCGCCCATAAAACTAGTATTATTTACAAGCGCATTGGTTGCATAATTTGCGTGTTTAAGTTCCATTATTAATGATTCTTCTTCTGTAAAAAATACAGAAGAAGCAAATGAGAATGAAACTACACCAGACTTCGCATCACGTATAAAAACATAATCATCAAAAAATTTTTGATCATAATGTCTACTAAAAACTTTAGATTGTGTCGTATCTAAAATAATGGAATAATCAACCGGAGATTTAATTCTAAATGTATTTTTTAAATACGTATTTACAATAGGGCATCTTAGAATGCCCGCGGTATTAAATGCATCATGCACTTCAAGTCGAGCAACACGTTCGTGTAAATCTTTAATTGCATAATCCGGAGCAGGTATTTCGTAATTAAAATCTTTATTTGCCCAATATACAACTATTTCCTTTTTGGATTCAAATTTCATTATTTTATCTTTTTACTAGAATCTGCAAGATCCTTGTCCTCGCGCATTTCAATAAATGTTGGCAAGAATAGACGTTCTACACCGTCGCCACGATCTTTGATTCGAGCATTGTATTTAACAGTCACAATTTTACCAATAACTTTTTTGGTGTATTCTTCGCGTTGTTCATCAGAATATCCTGACCCAACATTAACTTGAATAAGACCATCGGATGATTCGCAAACAAGAGCACCTAAACGACCTTTGTTTTTACCGGTACCTTCTTCCCAGCCTACGACAACAAGATCACATTCCAATTCACCTTTGAATTTAATTTGTTCTTTAGAACGTTTGTCTTCCCAGATGTTTGTCTTGGATTTGAGAATAGTGCCTTCTTGACCTTCAGCTAAAAATTTCTCAAAAATATTTTGCGCTTCAAGTTGAGTATTAACTTCTTTTGTCCATACAATATCTACAAGATGACCGATAGCCGATACACCTTTTAAGAAATCTACATTCTGCATCAATTGCATGAATCGTTCATTGTATGGTGTTTTAAATACACCTGCTTGAAATCCTGTAAACGGAATAGCGTCCCATAATGTTACTCGCACCATTGCCGCTTCTTTATCGGACATTGTACCTTTAACGCCTTTACTTAGAATGCCGTTACCTGTTTTACGATCAAGCGGTTTGCCTGCAGAATCTACTACAAGTAATTCGCCGTCAAACACATAATCGGCGCCATAAAAATCAGCCAATTTGAGTAATGCGTCACTAAACAACTTACTTGGAATATTAAGTTCTTTACCATTGCGGCTCCTATATTCTACTGTACCATTACGAACAATTGCGTTGAAACGCATGCCATCTAATTTTAACTGACAATATGCTGGGAATTTAATTTTGTCGACAAGCTTTTGGTCGAATCCAGAAGCCAACATAACTGGGTATGTTGAGACAAGCTTCGGCCAGATTTTATTGGCTGTTGCTTCACTAACCCCACATCGAAGGTCTTTCTTGATAATTTTTTCAACAACACCGGCATCTGCTTCATATAAGCTTTCCAATACATTAGTTAATAATTCAATCGCCGCATTGCCTGTTACATTGCGGGTGGCGAATTCATTTTGGATTGTATCCATTGCCCAAGCTAAAGTTCTTGATCCTTTTGCTTTTTTATTGTATGCAGGAATTTTACGGATATAAAAACTAATTAGTGGATCTAATGCAAGCTTGATTGCTCGTTGTAATTCTTTGTTGTCTTTATTTGCAGTAAGAATTGCTTCTTTTGCAAGACGAGAATTGTCAGCAGCGAGTGAATCAAAAATTGTAGAGATTGAAGCCATTTGAGTTTCCTTATTTTCTAATCTTTATTATAACAGAAAATAGTATCCTTGTCAAGCATACGGGTATTATGCTTAATTTTTAAGCAAAAAATGGATGTTCTTCAGATTGGACATTAAAAGTCACACTCTTATACTTATGAGCAGTGTTTGAAACTTTTTGCTTCGCATCTTCAATGTCTTCCAACTTAGCGTAAACACCGATAATAGATTGCTTTTTATTGCGACCAATTTTATCTCGCCAAGTTGCTTCTAAAATATATCTAATCATAGGTCTAAGTCTTTAAGAATTTGTTCTCGAATCATATCGATTCTAAAATCTAGAACAGATATTGCTGTTCTAATATGCCCTGTATCTTCCGGACGAAGTAATGTTTCTAAAATTGCTTTTTCTTTTTTAAGAAATTTTATATGTGAGAGTAATTCTTCAGTGTTCATGCTGTCATTCTTGTAGTATTAGTGATAGTCTCATACATAGATTCGAACTCTGCGTGTTCTTCAATTTCTTTGTTGAAATTTTGTTTGTGATATACTTTAGCCATACGACGGAAAGTCTTCTTGCTAAGTTCTTGTTTCTCACAAATATCTTTAATAGCTTCACGAACGAATTCACGCTCGGCGCCCATGCGGGTCATGCTATTAGAAATTTCTTTCATACATTCTAAAATTGCTTTACGATCTGCCGGGTTGGATGGGATACCTGCCATAATTTATTTCCTTTCAATATCATCTTCAATACAATTATCGCCATACTGGATTTCGATAATCTTCAATGGGTCATCGGTTTCATTGCAAAGCTGATGCCACTCTGTTTTGCTAATATGGAGACTATCAAATTTATTATAGACTCCCTTTAGCTCAACATCTGTACTACGATTTAAACTATAAACCGTAGCTATTCCTTCTGCTACAAACCAATGTTCTGCACGATCTTTATGTCGTTGCATACTTAAACATTTGCCTGGATCAACAGTAAGTTCTTTTAATTTTACTTCTTTGTCTTGTTCATGAAGAACACGATAATATCCCCACGCGCGCGAGGTCTTGGGCGATTTCCATTCTTGAAGAATCCAAGAACTAGAATTCATTTTGTTTTCGCCCCCAACACCGAATTTAAAAATTAAGTTATCATCTTTCAAATCCATCTCAGGAATATTGTCAGATGTTCGGTCGCCGCCGTTAGCAAATATAATTTGATCAGCAGGATAAAGAGCACGTACATCTTTAATTGCTTGTTTGGCTGATCCATCATCGTCATTAAAGAACATTGCACGATCAACCATACCTAGATTGTTAACAATCGCAAATCTTTCATTAGCAGGCATAAACGGTACACCTTTTTTGCGAGAAAGCCAGGGATCAGAATTTACACCAACAACTAATAGATCACCTAATTTTTTAGCTGCTTTAAAATATTCGATATGACCAGAATGGATGGGATCGAATCCACCTGTAACTAAAACTATTTTTCTCATCAACGCCTCATCGTAGAAATTTCTTTTGCCTCATCATCGCTAAAGATTGGAACTGCGTTTGATTTGTGCATTGTACCAATACCTAGCACCTTAGTACCAGTATAAACAGGCGACGGCTTACTAGAAACCGCACCGGTTGTTCTTGAATTTAAACTCTGGATATTATTAGTAACATTCCTAGGATTGGATGTTACAGGCGGAGAATAAACCTCAGCTGCCATTGCGCGTTTACGCTTAGCATCTTCAATTTCAACTCCCCATTTTTTCTTCATAGAAGACCACTCTTGTTCAAGAGCTCTAGCATTACGTGCCTCTTCTGCACTTTTGAATTTAACTTTACCTTTTTTCTTACCATTTGTAGATAACCAAGGTCCAACGATGTGCATTGTCATATTAAATCTCCCATACTATATTATAACATCTTTTTCAACGTTTGTCAAATGCTCTGTATTGGTGGGTGTTCAAAATTCTCGGATCGTGTTTTGGATCATCTGGGATTTCACCATAATATGTCCATTCACTTATAACCGGTTCGGGTACGTCTCGTTTGAAGAACCGAGTCAACCTTTCAAAGAGACTTTCTCTTTTTTTGCTGTTGGTTCTTTCTTAACTACTTCTTTTGGAACCGGAGGTGGTAATGCGTCAGGAAATGCTTCTCTAACCAAATCTTCTGTGATTGTTTTGTATTTGGTTTGAAGTTTTTTATCTTTGCACAAACAAAGATCATCTGCTTCTGTCCAATGGATACCTTCAAGTAATTGAACAAATAAAGTTTCTTTTTTAATTTTTGGCAAATTACTTGGTTGACCCCAAATATACATTCGTCGAAACTCTGCAAAAAGATTTGTTTCTGAATATCCAACTGGTATTTTTTCGTCTCGTTTGTAAGGAGGCATACCTGCCGGCAAATCTAATTTAAAATTGGGATTATAATTGATTTGAAGCATCCCTCGTAATACAGGATGGTCATACGCGCGCAAGCAATTAATTTTTGCTTGTTTAGTTGGCGTTCTTTCAATCTCTTCAAAAATTTGTGGGATAAGTGTTTTCATTAAAATTCCTCAATCAATTCTAGCATGTTTTTCATTTTATGCTCAATGAAAAAGTTCAAAAGCATACTCTTATTTTTATCAGGTTGCCCTGCGTAATTATTTATAATGGCATCTTTTATCTCTTGTGGGATAAAGGTAAAATCAACTAACTTTTGATTGCGTTCAAAATTACGAATAAAGTCTGCATCATTTGGCATAGATGTTTTATCTTTATACCAAGATTCTAACTTCTTAGTAGTAATAGGTTTTTGTCTTTCGCCTGCAACAATACTATCGTCAGCAGATAATACATTAGGGATACCGTCACCTTTGTCGCCTTTAATTGTATGCTCAAAAATATATTGAGTTGCAGACATTTCAGGTTTAACAAATTTCTTTTGTGTAGGAGAAAACTGTTTTACATTCTTATACTTTTGTAATTGTATAAAATCATGATCACCTGATACAATTAAGAATGGTTTTGGATCATCACTAAAG